CTTATCATCATACGACCGCGGCCGTATAAGATGGTCATGTCTTAGACATGAGGGTACGTATACTATATTATATAGTATTAAACAATTTATTAAGAACTCTAGGGAGGAGCTTCACTAGCCCCACTCTTCTAAGAAGAGTCTGCAACTCGAATAGATGCAGCTCTAGAGTTAAATTGATTAATTAGATTAATCATCTATAGGCCATATCGATATCTCAAAGGGTATCGATAGGTCTGTACGCGGGCCACAAGGATATGTGATCATGGAGCCTTCTGGGCATCCAGCACGTATCTCTTTACCTGCAACACCAACATAATTAGTGGTTGTACAATAGGCCTTATTTTCAATAGGGTCGAATTGTGATATGTTAAGACTAAAAAGGTCATTTTTAAAAAATGACCCTGATGGGATGTAGACAAACAAGTCTAACCTCTCATTAAAGTCCTTAACAATAGATTCCAAAGGAATATATAAGCTGGTTTCATCGGTAGGTCGATTAACGACACGATGATGCCAGAATTTCCGAGCCCTCTTGATCCAACTAAAAATAGTCGTTTCAGAAGGCTTCAGATCGTTCTGTAAATTCAGACCGAAGGAGATAATTCGATTAATATAATCAATTATGTACCTTATCGAGTATATATCACATGTCCTCAATAAGAGTTCATATGAAGATACTCCGCCAAACAAAGGTTGGTCTTCGTTCGACACCTCAAGGTAATTTTGCTTGAGATTAGAACGAGAGTAAAAACAGCCACGGTTCAATCCATTTAGGACTGAACCAAGCTCATAATTACTGAAGTATTTTAAAAATACTTCTATGGCTTTATCTATATCATCAGAAATAGATTTCCTATTGTTATGATATAGATTACATAGATAGAGTGATTCAACAAATTGTTCAGAATCACTCAGATCACTTGAAAAGTGATTAAAGTAATGTATATACTTATTAGTATATGAATTACTAGTTAACTTCATAGGGAAGTTAAGACCACCAAGCTCATTGGGTAACCAAAAGGGCAGGTTGATCTTGTAGATATCGTTTCCGTAGAATAGTCTAATATTCTCCCAGAAAAGATATCTACTAAGAAATTTGATAGGTACACTCGAGGTGTACGAAATAAATTTCTTTAACTCAGAGGCTTTCCCAATAAATGAGAATTTAGCCTCACCCATCATTGTTGATGGAGAGTTAGTTAAAAGTCTTAGTTTTAACGAATCAACAAAACGCAATTTTCTTTTAAAGATGATTGCGACTGATTCGGCAAAAACTAATGCCCTTACTGAGAAACCATGCTTCTTAGATATGCATAGACCAAGTGACTCAGTTAACTGAGTTGCCTGAATGCATAACTGCCGTGTCCTAAGCTTCGTGACATAATCGTCACCAAGAACAAGAGACGGAGCGGGGTCATAATGTCCCGATAGCTTCTTAATGCCCTTATCAAGGATTAATCCTACTAAGGATAAGGTCATAAAAGATAAGGGGTCGCCCATAAGGGACCCTCTTAGCATTAAGAATTTACCATCGTCGCCCAAATACTTTGGGACTGAAACTTCTCTTGGGAAGTATATCAGTGCAAGGTAAACGAGGAATGGATGGAATTCGTCGTTACGACGAATCTGTCTGCCTATACCACTCCAAATAGTCTTTATGAGTGATATTGGGATAAAATCCGTGGCAGACTTTAGATCTTGTGAGTATAGGTACTTCTTCTTATCTTTGTTAAGAAGATCTAAACTATACCATAACATAGATCTACCCATTTTATAAATTGGGGAATAATTCATACAATGCTCAATCATATGGTGCATATAAGCGCCGATTACAGCAGCGTATAACTTATTAACTGTTACTACCCTTGTCTTACAGCCTGCTGTTGCAGATGCTGCAAGACGAACTGGTACTAACGATGGTACGTAGCGTACCATAGTACCTTCTTTCCAGAAGGGGAGTTTAACTCCCCCTAGCTCAACTAATACGTCGGGCTCTGGGTCGAAGGTACCATATTCTAATGATTCACCTGTTGCATAAAGCAACAGGAAGTGACCTGGGTTTAAAACCCCACAGTCAGGAATCCTTAGACGTTTGCCAGTAACAGCAAATGAATGCTCCTGTTTAAGGTCCCTGTATAAACAGTCGACCAACTGGAGCTTAGGCTTATTAGTTAAGCTAGACTGAACTGTGACTTTGTTATAAAAACAGTCACATAAAGTAACTTCCTCTAAGTCTTTGGGTAACTGCTTAAGCAGTTTATAACCTTTAGTCTTAAAAGAACGAAGTGCCCTACGCATTTCGACAATCTGACCACCCTTATGGCGTGGAGTATTGTACAGTGCTGAATTAGTCAGACTTATGTGTGACTTCTTCGGCAACAGGTTGATTTTTATATCAGCCATAACCAGCTTAAGTTCATGTATTACTTTGACATGGACAGACTCTGGAATTACTATATCAGATTTCCAAGTCTTAATAGACTCGGCTACATCTGATATAACTCTCTCATTAGAAGAGCAGGGTAAAGATCGACCTACAGACCTCAGGACTGAGATGTCAAGTAGGTCAATCTTATTAAGTTTTCTTAAAGGGTCTAATACTCCTCTTAGATGAGCGAGATGCCCCGAAAACATACTTAAAACCGGATAATACGGTTTCATATTCCAAGAAAAAATTCTTGGTATAATTTCAAAGGGATTTTCGACACGATACGTGTCCGAAAACAATCTCCACTGTAACAGTGTAGAGATACCTTTGAGATAATCTTCGAGTGACTCAAAAACCTTGGGTCGGAGAATCAATCTATTATAAGTAAACGCGACTTCTACCTTTTGGGAGTCACCGTCTAAGATGACGGATGTTTTCTTATAGTTTGATTGAATCTCCAACTTGGAGCTCTTAAGTACAAACTTGATTAGCTTGATCTTAAAGCTGAGAATTGCTCCTAGGCAACTTCCAGCTTTATCTAAGTCAAGACTTGGGCATCCTAAGATCATAGATCCGTACGATGCCCAGATGGCCTCCAAACGACGCCATTGACGTGTATCTAAGTGCAGGAAGTGTCTAAGACATTTGCGACTTAGAAGTCCGTGTGTATAGTTAACAAAGAAACGCTTGTAACCATTTCTAAGAAACGGATTACGGTAGCGTGTTGTTAACACACTCAGACGCGTACACAATTTTGAGAGTGATTTATTCACTCTAACCTTTCCTGCCCCACTTTGTGAGACATTAGGGTTATTTACAACTGAAGTTGTAAAGTTAGACGACTGATAATCAGTCGTGTTAACAATAGGCAGCATCGCCTGCTTCCCACGTACACCTATTGTATGTATTGAGCCACTCTTGGAGTGACTAAGTTTTAACCCTGAAGGGGGTAAAACCTTCACATTATGGATTGGAAATAAAAGCGGGGGGACTCCCTCTCGAGGAGTTTCTTCAATTTTATCTTCC